AAGGGGCATGGCAGGCAAATATTTTTCCGGACAAAAGCGGAGCCAGAGGTTATAAAAAGCACACAAGAAGAGTGGCTAAAAGAATCTCTGCAGAAAAAACAAGAAATTTTGCTTCAGCAGATGCTAAAAAAAATACTGGTGAGAATCATTTTCCATCAGATAATCAAAAAATTGTTTATGAAGAAATTTACACCCCTATCCCTGTGTGGGTTACAGTAAATTATTCAGTTACATTACGCACTGAGTATCAGCAACAAATGAATGATCTAATGACCCCATTTGTTACTAGGACCGGCAATATCAATTCTTTATTGATTAGAGACTCCGGCCATCAGTACGAAGCGTTTATTCAACAAGACTTAGCGCAATCAAATAATATGTCTAATTTGGGAGAAGAGGAAAGAACATTCCAGACTAAAGTAGACATAAAAGTTCTAGGATATCTCCTAGGAGATGGAGTAAATGAAGAGGCTCCAAAAATCGTAACCAAAGAAACCACCGTTGAAGTCAAACTAGTTCGCGAAAGAGTTATCATTGGAGACGAAAAACCTTGGAAAACCGACAATAAGAAATACAGGGAGTTTTGATGCCTTTTGAGGTTAGAGAAACTATTTATTAAGAATTATATATTATAAGGAGAATTAGTCAATGGCTAAAAAGTTTGATTTTCTATCACCCGGAATAAGTATCCGAGAAATTGACCAGAGTATTTTGCCTCCAGAGAGAGACGCAGAAGGGCCAATTATCATCGGTCGTGCACGAAAGGGTCCCGGAAATAAACCGGTAAAAATTAAGAATTTAGATGACTTTATCGCAGTATTCGGAACCCCAGTTGCTGGTGGTGGAGAAGGTGGCGATGTATGGCGGAACGGCAACACGATAGGGCCAACCCTTGGTGTGTATGCTGCTCAAGCGTGGCTAGCCTCTGGTGAGTCTCCAATCACATATGTGCGTCTTGTTGGTGATTCACACCCAAGTGCTGATACTTCAACTGGTATGGCTGGATGGAAACTAAATGGTAATCTGACCACTAGTGCTGCTACAAATGCTACTGCTTACGGTCTGTTCTTGGCTGATAACACTGCTGACCTAGGTCAAGCATTAGCTTTTGCAACAGTTTCTTTTAGCGGCCAACCGGGTGATGCTGAAACTGGTACAATAACGAATCAAGACGGATCAGTAATTACTTTTGAGTTTGAAAGTGGTGGTGGTGTTACTGCCGGCAGAACATCTGTTACTATTGGTGCAAACCAAGCAGAAACTTGCGCGAATTTAGTTGCAGCAATTGAATCCGAGATTGCAAAAGGTAATATAGAAAATTTTGTAGTTCAATACAACGCAACCCTAGATAATGATGTTTTTTCAATCGCATTTACCGGAACCACAAAAGATTCTGCTGCTGTCGCTATTGGCTCAGGCATCACTAATGTTGCACAGGCTGGAGAAACCATTGCTGCTGCCACTCAAGAGATTGGAGAAGGCGCTCTCGGGGCTATTTTTTACGTCAACGATGGGTACATTGTTCTAGACGGAAAAGAGTTTGGAGGCTCAAATGACGAATCTTCCGCTGGTCGTTTTATTAAATCAACCGCTGCTAGCAGACAATTTCGCGCAAAGATTTACAATGGATCTAGTGTGTTGGTAGAAACGGTTAATTTCAATTTTGATAGAAATTCTTCTATGTATATCCGCAATGTATTCAACACAAACCCTCAACTGTGTAACTCATCAATCACGCCATCCGAAGATCTTAAAACATATTGGCTTGGAGAGTCTTATATAAGACACGTCGAGACATATGTAACTAGCACAACATCTGGTGATCAATCCGCACTCCTACTTCCAATGAGTTCAGGATCAACCGCTGCTGGTAACTGGGGCTATCGATTCACAGGCTCTGCGGTTCCTAAAAGTGGTATGGTTTTCTCGCAAAGATCAACAAACCAACAACAATTGTTCAGAATTTGTGGACTAGAGGAAGGCGATCAATTCCAAAAGAATTACATGATTGCCGTGGAAGAGATTAGAGAATCAACAAATCCAGTGAACAACCCATACGGAACATTTGCAATTGCCGTTAAGGACATGTCCGGAAATTCTGTTGAGAAGTATTCAAATTTGAACCTTAATCCAGCTTCTCCAAACTACATCGCCAAGAGAATTGGTGACCAATACATGAGTTGGGATGATTCTAAAAGAAGATACAGAACATATGGAGATTATCTAAATTTATCAGATATGATTCGTGTAGAAATGAACTCAAATATTTCTAACGGTGGTGGTGGCGGATTACTCCCGGCCGGCTTCCGTGGACCAGTTCGACACAAATCATTTGGGTTGACGTCTGGATCTGCTTTTATTCACTCTGTTGTGTCTGGTGGAATCGGTGGTGAACAACCCAACGCTTATGTTGCTGGTGGTGGTGCATCTACTGTTGTTGGTGGAAACGGTGGACCCTATGCGGCCAAGGCCACTGGTGATCAAGACTTCGCTATTAAGTTTCATTTTGCATCAATTCCACTGAGACAGTCTGGCTCTGATGGAAATGCTGCTGATCCATATCGTGTATATTGGGGTATTCGCCCTAAACTATCAAATTCTTCAACCAGAAACGATCCGGACTATTGCGATTATTTAAGATCACTCCCCGCTGGGATTAGTTCAATAACTCCAAGTAATAATGCTTTTGAGCATTCGTTTCACTTTTCGTTGGATGATTTGGTAGTTAACACCAGTACTAACGTTGTACAATACCGTTCTGGGTCTTGGAGCGAGACAGGTAATGATGCATCTACTTCATATACCTCTCCAGCAAACACTACTACTAATCACAATGGTACATTTGGTGCACTATTAGATTTGGGAGTTAGACAATTCTTAATGCCTGTATTCGGTGGAAGAGACGGTCTAGACATCTTGGAGGCTGAACCATTTAGAAATTCTAAAATCGGATCAACACTTGGTCAGACTACCAACTATACCCACTACTCTCTCTATAAAGCAATTGATGCTGTAGGTGATTCCGAGGTAGTTCCGGCCAATCTTCTTTTGGCTCCGGGGATTACTCAACCAATTATCACAGATAAACTAATTTCAACTGCTGAGTCTCGTCGTGATGTATTGGCGATTGTCGATCTAGAAAACGATTACACTCAGAGTACAGAAAGTAAAGCCAACTCTACTAGTAGACTGGGTTCTGTTACGAGCGCTATCTCTAGTCTCAAAGCAAGAAACTTAGATTCTAGTTATGCTTGCTGTTTCTATCCTGCTGTGCAAGTTCGAGACAACATCAACCCCGGATCTCCATATGTATGGGTACCATCATCTGTAGCGGCCTTAGGAGCCCTTGCTTCGTCTCAAGCGAAGTCAGAGGTATGGTTTGCCCCTGCTGGATTTAATCGAGGAGGATTGGGCAACCTTGGCGGCCGTAGAGGTCCTAAAGTTCTTCAAGCAAGACAAAGACTGGATTCTCGAGAAAGAGATGATCTGTATCAAGTTAATATAAACCCGATTGCTACTTTCCCTGCTGAAGGTGTGGTTGTCTTTGGACAAAAGACTTTGCAAGCAGACGCTTCTGCTTTAGACAGAATCAATGTTCGTCGACTACTACTATTCCTTAAGTCTCAAGTAAGCGATGTAGCTAGGAACCTCTTGTTTGATCAGAACGTACCAACCACTTGGAACCGATTCAAGAGCCAAGTTAATCCAATCTTGTCTAATGTAAAGGCTAGGTTCGGTTTGGCTGACTACAAATTGGTTTTGGATGAAACCACAACAACACCAGATCTTATCGATCGTAACATTATGTACGCTAAGATCTTTATTAAGCCGGCTAGAGCAATTGAATTCATCGTTGTAGACTTTGTTATCACTAAGTCTGGTGCGGATTTCGTATAATATACTAATTAAAATAAACAGGAGATAATATAACATGGCATTTTGGACTCAAGACTACGGAGCAGGAACTAAAGATCCTAAAAGAAAATATCGTTTCAAAGTTTCTATAGGTAGTATCAATGGATCAGGTGATTGTGTATGGTGGGCAAAAACTGTAACTAAGCCAAATTATGAAATTAGCGAAAGTGAACACACTTTTTTAACTCATAAATTTTATTATCCCGGGAGAATTTCTTGGGGAGAAGTAGAGATGGTTTTAGTAGACCCGGTAAGTCCGGGAGCAGTCGCAGACCTTAACGCTATGATTAAAGCACAAGGCTACAAAGTTCCGGCTGAGGACCTAAGTGGTGCTGCATTCGAAACTATGTCTAAAGGTAAAGGGTCTGATGCTCTAAGTACTGTTGAAATAATACAACTCGACGCAGAAGGTGAACCCATTGAAACTTGGGAACTCAAAAACCCATTTATCAAAGGTGTTAAGTATGGCGACTTAGATTACGGCTCAGATGACCTTTTAGAGGTAACATTGACCTTAAGATACGATTGGGCTACTTGCACAATTGGTAGTGGAGATGGAGTTGATGGACCGGCTCTAGGATTGGCTGATGAAAGTCGCGAGTTCTTCTTGGCTGGAGACGACGAATAATAGGTGAAAAATGGCTTTCTGGACAAGTTTAGGCGACAAGAGTGTCGAAGTACATCCAAAATTATCAGATCGTTTTCTCGTTATAATGGGTGGCGAAAAAGAAACTTTTTCTCAAAACATCATGTTTACAGCCAAATCTGTTACAAAACCGGTGATGGATATTGAAACAAAAGAGTTCAAGTTGATCAATCACAAGTTTAAATATCCGGGGCTAGGAACTTGGCAGCCAATTAAAATCACTTTTGTTGATATGGCTGGTTCTTTGAACAGGCCCGGGTTTGATAACGATGTTACGTTTCCAGATTTTATGGATTCGAATAATTATTTTAACAAAGAGAAGCGTTCCTCTTTCAGGAACAGAAACTTTGAAAACACAGCCGCTGCTTTGGCTCTGATATTATACGGATCAGGATATGATACCCCTAGGTTTCAAGCGGCAGCAGGATCCTCTAACAACACAGGTATCACAAAACAACACATAAACAAAATCCTGCAGGGTTTAAGGATTCAACAGTTAGATGTAAATCCCGGTGCCGATGGTGCACCTATGAGGGTGGTGGAAGAGTGGCAACTCTTTAACCCAATAATTAAAAGCATATCTTGGGGAGAACTTGCGTATGGTGAGGATTCCCTAGTACAATATACTTTAGATGTCGAGTATGATTTCGCTGAATTCTCTTCTGGTGGTATTGTTGCCGGGCTGCCTGAGGGCGGGACTGGTGATGTTATTGATGAAGTTAATGATGGATCTGTTCTTGGTGTTGCAGAAGAGAGGGGCGCTGATACGGTTACTACTAATCTAGATGACCCCAATAGTTTTACTTAAAAATTAATATTTTCTTGAGGTGATAATGAGAAGAAATAACGAAGACCGAATGATGGGCGGTCATAAACCAAATCCATCAGAGGACGCTCCACAAATGGCGAATCCATTGGATTTTATTACGCCAACAGAATTTGTAGTGCTTCCGTCAAAAGGAAGATATCCCCCTAATCATCCAATGGCTGATAAAGAGGAGATTGAAATAAGATTTATGACGGCAAAAGACGAAGATATCTTGACTTCTAAGGCGCTTCTTAAGCAAGGCGTGGCGATTGAAAGACTGATTCAGAATTTGATCGTCGACAAAAACATAAAAGCCAAAGATCTTTATATTGGTGATCGTAACGCGATAATTATCCATGCACGGGCTTCAGCATATGGTAGTATATACAAGACGAAAGTGACGTGTCCGGCATGCTCTGAAGTGTCTGGGCATAGATTTGACTTGTCTGAATATCATTCTTACGATGGAATGGACTGGGAAGGTTTTGAAATTGAAGCGACCGACCATGGTACTTTTAAAATTACCCTACCTTTAACAGATATCGTTGCTGAGATTAGACCTTTACTAGGCTCTGATGAAGCAGGGATGATTCAGGAAATGAAAAAGGATAAAAAAGGTGAAAAAGGACTTGTAACAAGTCAATTAAAAAAATTCTGTGTATCGTTTAACGGATATAGAGAAAGAGCGACAATCAACAAAGTTGTTGATCATTTGACCGCTGGTGACTCTAGGTACTTAAGAGGGGCCTTCGCCGCAATCTCTCCGGATCTTTCGGTTAAAGGAAACTTTGAATGCAACAGTTGTAGCCACGAGGAGGAAATGACTGTGCCGTTCGGCGCTGACTTTTTTTGGCCTGACCGATGAATACTCTGAAAATGTGTATGAACAATTTTTCATCCTAAAACATTATGGTGGCTGGTCTTTGTTTGAACTTTATAATCTACCAATAGCACTTCGCGAATGGTGGCTCAAAAGAACGATCAAAGAATATGAAGAAGAATCAAAGAAACATAAAGCGGCTATGAGAAAGTAATGCTCGGATTGTTCCGAGCATTTTTTTGTTAAAACTATTTAAATGAGAAGAGGAGTGCCCATTGTATGAGTAACGGCGAAGGACTACAGGGATTACTAGAACTAGAACAAGCAACAATCCGCATATATGAGAAAGAGCAGCAAATATCCAAACTAAGACAAGAAAGAGCAAAACTACTAAAAGATGAATTGTCTGTTGAGAAGGAAATGTTGTCTCAAAGAGAGGCAGAACTCAACAAGTCACGACAGTTTATTGAGGATATCCGGAAAGGAAACACTGCTCTTACAACGGCTGCTTTGCAAGATTTCACCAATCAAAACGAAGAGGCAATGAAAGCCTTAGAACAGTTTGCTAGAGATTCTAACTTAACGATGGATGAGCTCCAAAAGAAAATTCTGAAAAGCGGAGACGAAGGGTTAGATCTAATCAATCAGGCAACTGAGCGCATGCGCGGACGGATTCAAGATGCAAAACAAACAATGGAGGAGTTGGATGCAGCAGGCGGAAAGTTTGCTAAATCAATGGGATTAGCCTCCAAGGCTTCAGACACAACAGCCGGTAAAATTATGTTGATGGGCAAAAAAATGATGGATGCTCAAAAAGCCGGAAAAAGTTTTGGTAGCATGCTCAATTCCGCTCTTGGATCTTCACTGAATATGATGAACATAATGTTCTCCATACTTGATATTCTAAAAGATTTTGTGATACAAACAGATAACGTTGCGAAAGGATTTCAAAAAGCGACAGGTTTTACCGGTAACTTTAGAGACAACATTCAATCGGTATCAGCTAACTTGGTGGCTTCCGGGGTTTCTGCTGAAGAAGTTGGTAAAAACTTCGAGACTCTGGCTGCTAACTTCTCCATGTTTCAAAAAGGAAACGATGCAGTTAACAACGACTTACTAACTAGTATTTCTTTATTAGAGAAGATAGGCGTCAGCGCTACTGATTCCGCTCAGAATCTAAATTTCTTAACTCGATCTTTAAGTATGACGGCTGAAGAAGCAAACAAAGTTAATATGCAGATTGCCACAATGGGCGACGGAATGGGAGTTACGGCTGCTAAAATGGTGTCGGATTTCAAAGCCGTTTCTGGTACTCTTTCTGTATACGGAGATAGAATGATTGGGGTCTTCCAAGAACTAGCAGCAACCGCTAAAGCAACCGGAATGGAAGTTTCATCTCTAGTTGCCCTAGGACAAAGATTTGATACATTTTCTGATGCTGCGAATAATGCAGGAAAATTAAACGCTGTTCTCGGAACAAATATATCGGCAATGGAAATGATGAATATGACCGAAGCCGAGCGTGTTCAAATGCTTCGAGAGCAAATCCAAATGAGTGTCGGAAATTTTGATAATTTAGATAAATATACACAAAAGTTTATTGCTCAATCGCTGGGTCTTAAAGATGTTGCTGAGGCGAGGGCGCTTGTTAATATGTCGGAATCCGATTATTTAGACAACCTATCTTTGATGGAATCAGCAATGAAAAACCAAAAACAAATGGCTGAAATGACTAAAGATTTAGTGCCTGAATTGCAAAAATTAAAATTAGCGTTCATGGAAATTGTTCATAGTGCCAAGCCTTTAATAAGTATCATGAGTAGTCTATTGACTTTTATTGGAGAAAATTCTAAAGCGATATTGTTTTTGGCCGGTGCTTATGTAATTTATAACGGCGCAGCAAAATTAAAAGCCTTTTACGACGGTGTAATGGCCTCCAGATCGGTATTGTTAACTTTGTCGGCAAAAAGCAATGCCGCTGCTTTTTTAGCACAAATAGCAGTGCTAAAATTGAACGTTGGAGTTACTGTTGCTGCGGCGGCTGCAAAAAAAGGATTCGCAGCATCTCTAATGTTAGTTGGTAAAGCGGCACTTTTTGCTTTTGCAAAATTTGCGCTTTTAGCGTTAGTTCTTTATGGCCTTTATAAAATTGTAACTAGAAAATCTTCTCCAAAATTCTATCTTTTATTTGGAGTGATGGCAATTGGAGTTCTCGCTCTAGGGTTTGCCCTAAAATTTGTTAAAGGAAAAGCGTTGGCTGCAGCCATTGTGTTGGCTTTGCTTGCTGCTGCGGTTAGTCTTATATTTTACGGCATTTCCGCTATGATAGACAAGTTTACAGAATTAATACAAACTCTAGTCACTAGTGTAGCAGTTCTACCTCTGATGGCTGCTGGTCTGTACGGAGTAGCTGGAGGGCTGATAGCAGTTGGTGCCGCCGGAATGATGTCCGTTGCTGGTATTGTCTCTGCAACCGCTGCACTTGCCGCTATGATGCTAGTAATGAAAGCAGGGGGTATGGATCTAGGGGATGTATCTTCCGCCGCTGCCGATGTTATGAATATGGGATCGGGAATGGAAAAATTAGCATCCGGAATGGGACAAATTAAATCAATGGCGGCAGAAATTAGCAATATTGGTGGAGAAGGTTTCCTAGCCATAAACTCAGATGGTGGGAAAACGAACGCAGTGATTGGTTCTGGTGAGATTATGGAAAACTTTGTTGACGGTAAAATGACCGTCGATGTGAAAATGCCGGAGATCAGCATGCCTGAGATTACTGTCATTGTTAATGTCGACAAAGATGGTGGCGTTAGCGTAGAAAAGAAAATAG